CAGCAGCTTCTGTATGTCCAACAGTAGGACCAACAGAAACGTAGTATCCAAGACCACCTTCGGTCTCGCCTTCGTAACCAATCTGAGCTTCAAGAGCACCAGACTCGTAACTTCCATCAGGATATGAGCCATTCGCTTCCAAATTAACGTATGGACCAGCAAAGGCTGCACCAGCGAAGAGGAATGGAGATGCTGCCAAAGCAGCGATTGTTGATTTAATAGACATTTTTATTTGTAAGTATCTCGCAAGAAAAAATCCTGCGGATGTTAAAATCCCCGACATGGGATTCCGTTTTAACATTACGCAGGGTTACGATTCTTTCGAGTCCTTTGTATGATGTATTTATATTAACAGAACTTATAGGATTTGTCAAGTGTGTGGGTATTACTACCTTTTAACTTGTGCCCAATCCATATCAAAAAGATATAAACCTTTATCAGTAAGAACATGATTATACATCTTCTTAAAAACTGATGGTGGTAAGGTAACTATATCTGCACCTGCTGCAAAAGAATCAGAAACAGTTTTAACATCACGAATAGATGCTGCTAATATCTCAGTTTTCTTTATTCCCTGTATTGCATAGATATCACTAATATTCTCAATCAATTCAATACCTGAGAAAGAATTATCATCAAGTCTACCAGCAAATGGTGAAACATACTTTGCACCTGCTTTAGCAGAAAGAATTGCTTGTGCAGGAGAGAATATTAATGTGACATTAACATTAATAAGTTCTCTAGTAAGTTCTCTACAAACTTTTAACCCATCTGGAGTACAAGGAACTTTAATAGTTGCTTGATCTTTACCAAATTTACGAGCAAGACGAAGACCTTCCTCATACATTGTAGTGTAATCACCAACAACTTCCATACTTATATCAGGAACACCTAATTCTATAAGTTCTTGATAAACATCTTCAGGATCTCTACCACTTTTCCTAATCAATGTTGGATTTGTTGTAATACCGTCTATTAAATGTGTAGAAAAATTCTCTTTAATAGCATCAGTATCTGCAGTATCTAAAAATAATTTCATTAAAATTTTATATTCCTAGTAATTATATTATACCATAAGTATATGTAACCTATTATACGTGTTACGAAATGCTAAATAAAGCTACGTTAGAAATACTCAAAGGTATATGAGGAAATTTTTACCTTTAGTTATGCTATTGATGACAGGTGCAGCAATTGCACCAGCTCGTGCTGACCTGACCCACCGAATGAGTTCTTCGACTCAGCTGTCAGTTAATGGAGCCTATACAGATGCATCCAGAATCGGTTCGACTTATACAGTCTCTGGATCTAATATCAAAGTGGCAACTGATGCCCACTTCGGTAAACTAACTGCTGGTACGGCAACTGCAGCAGCAACACTAGACGTTGGTGCATACGACATTAATACTAGTGGATCTGCATTCAGCTTTAGTGAATCCTGGACTCAAGGAGACGTAACAAATCCTATTGGAACTGGTGTAGACGTTGCTAGTGGTGTCGTGGCAGATATGCCAGCATACGGCAACACTTTGACGATGAGTGGTGGTGTCGCAGGTAGTCTTGCAGGTACTATTACCTCTGCAGGTGTGACGACTCTAACCGCAGGTGGAGCTGGCACAACAGCTACTGGACAATTTGTTACCGAAATCGTAATTGAGTGATCATGAAACGCATACTAACAGTATTGTTACTGATTAGTGGTACAGGTGCTGCAAGAGCAGTGCCTGTGGTCCCCAATTTTACCCAGGGCTCAATGACGAGCCATACTGAAACAACGTCTACCGTAACGGAGACGATAAACAGTATGGATTATAACACAGGCTGGCAGTATGTAGTGACTGGGACAAACGTAGAATCCAGTGGAAACCTAACACCAACAGGAGCAAATTCTATTAACGCAACACAAGTAACATTAGACGGAGTGACTTCGACATGGAACGGATTGAATCTAACAGATCGACCAGACTTTTCAATAGTAACACCAGGAGCAGCATTCCAATTCACGGAAAGTTACCAAGGACCAGGACTATCGAACCATACAGTAATTCAAAGATCAACAACTATAAACAGCGTCACCGACACAACAAGTACTTTCACACAATAAAAAGGATATGTCTACTATTTGTAGCAAGTGTAATTGCGACCCCTGCCAATGCAGCCGACGTAGGAGGAGTATCAGCAACTGCTAATCCAATAGCCAACTCCTCTGGCTCGGTAACCAATCAAGCTATACAGGTCCTTCAGGGGCCATACATAACTAATACTTATGGTAGTGGTATTCAATGTCAAGGTGCGACTATGAATGTCACGCCATATGTGACTGGAGGTATGGCATTTAAGCGACCATATGAAGCATACTATGATGAGCCAGTGTATGATGTTCATGATGCTGATGACGACGGACAAATAGACAATCCAGGAAATATTTTATATTATATGCCCACAAGAACTAATCAGTCAGATAGTTATAACGTATCAGTAGGTGTCTCTGCTACTTGGTCAAGACCATTAGATAAGAAACTACAAGAGCAATGTAAACAAGCAGCACAGGCAAGTATCAATCAAATGGTACAGTTGACTGCTAATAAAAGATTAGACTTTGAATTAGCTCGTCTTAAAAATTGTGGTGAACTTATGAAAGCTGGAGTAATGTTCCATCCCAAATCACCTTATGCATCTGTATGTGCTGATGTTGTATTAGTACAACCTGCTGGTGTAGTGGTTCCTCATATGCATAGTCTTGGTACTAATGAAACTAAAAAAGAACCACCTAAAGAAGAAATTAAAAAAGAAGAAGTTAAAGCAAATGGTACTGCAGAATCATTAGGAACATTCTCTATTGGTAATGTTAAAGACTAATGGGTATACCTAGAATTGGAATTAATCAAATAGGTACTCCAAAATTAGGTACTCAAAATATTTGGAATGTCCGAGTTGATGATACATATACAACTGAAATTCCAAATGTGTATGTTCCAAGTTGGATGACAACACAACCTAATGTTGATAACTTAATTCCACCTGTAGTAATTAATATTGGAAATCCTGTTGTGGATATGCCTGGTTGTGTGAAAATGCACAAGGATAATAAAAAACATAAAACTGGTATTCCAATCGATAAAGATCTAGTTGAGAATGATTCTAAAAATGCAATGACACTTTGCCCTGATGGATCATATCCTTCTTATAATGCAATGAATTATGAACCAGATCAATTAACTATAACTACTGAAAGTAAAGCACCTCCCGTTGCTCCACCACCAGAACCAGATATTGATACACCAGAGACACCAAGTATTCCCAAGGCAGGTGATGAAAAACCTGATTGTCCTGGTCCAACATCTCTACGTATTGGTGCTGTTGGACCTAGTGAAAAGGAAAAAGTAATAGGTCATGAATTACAAAAGACACAACAAGGAACATGGATATGTGTAGAATTGTATGAAGATATTAATATAGTAGAACAGTATCTACCCTCCGCACAGGTTGCAATGACTACTGCATCTATTGCAGGAGTGGCTGGTGCATCTGCACTATTAGCAAAACCCCTAGCAGATTTACTACTAAGGGTTTTTAAGCCTGCAATCAAACAGGTACTAGGTAAAGTTAATAAAGCACTTGGTAAGACTCCTTATAAACCCACTCAATCTGAATTAAAAACAAATGAGTATCGGGTGAAGAAAGGTTTAGTTGGAATTAACTTTGCAAAAGATCACGCTAAGAGAATGAAGTCTGAAAAGAAAAGAGAGAAGGAACAAGATAAAAGATTAAAGGATTACAAAAAGAAATAATTATTTTTTACCTTTCATCTTATCAATTACTTTTTTACCATCAGAAATACCTCTTTCTTTTATTATTTTCCAAATATAATTTTTAAAAGACCAAGATACCATAGTAAGTAATATTATACCAAGTGTTGTTAGTTCAAATTGAGCACCTTTATGTGCTGCATACGAACCTAACATAACTTCCGAATAAGTATCATGGCAACCAGATAAGTAATAATCATCGTGTCTTATTGGTCCAAGGAATTGTCCTTGGGGATTATTCATATCATCATCAGGATAAAACTCCCAGTTCTCTTCACCAACTGTTTGCAATCCTTCTCTCCATCCACGTAAATCATTATCCTCTGGTGTTACAGCAGCATTAGTTGCTTTACCATTACGATCTTGTTGAAATATTTTTAAAGGATCTTTCTCTTTATTATCAGTATGTTTCTCTTCACACTCTAAAAACTGATGAAGACGTTCATGTTCACGAACTCTTCCAATATATTCTTCTATATCTGGTTCTTCAAATTTAGTTCTAAAGAAAGGAGTTTCTATCTGTGGTAGATTATCTATTATAGCTTCCTTACCAACCTCAAAAACATTACCCCATCCACGAACAACTCCATCCTCATCCGCTTGTGTAGGTATACCCATTACTTAGGAACCTCTTGTCGATAATCACCTGGGTTTGTTGATCTAACAACTCCTCCTGTTGATTTAGGCAGCATCTCTGCTAAAGCACTACGAACTTCTTCTCTTACTATAAGTTGAAGTTCTGATTGTTTTGCTTTTACTCTTTTCTCAGGTCCACCAGTTGCCTGATCGATAGCATAATTACCACCAAAGATACCACCGCCACCTATCACAGCAACTGCTGTTCCTGTACTAGCGACCTTTTGAATGTCCATTATAATAATATTGCTCCAATAATAAACCCTTTAGCAAATGATATGCATACTACTTGATAGTCTGTTAGGTTAAACTTATCTTGAAATTTTTTGATAAGTTTCTTATCCCATTCGACTGCTTTATTAAAAGCATCTTTTGGATTAAAAT